CGTATTCCTTATGGTTTCGAAAATAGAACTCTTCCACATTTTACTAAATTTGATGATTCACCTGGTGCAAGAGGATTTGTTGAAAGTTCCTATATTAATGGCCTTTCACCACAGGAATTATTCTTTCATGCGATGGGAGGTCGTGTGGGTCTTATTGATACAGCTGTAAAAACATCATCTACCGGTTATATTCAACGCAGATTAATCAAAGGTTTAGAAGATTTAATGGTAAATTATGATATGACTGTTCGAACAAATAAAAATAAGATAGTACAATTTGTGTATGGTGATGATAATATTGATTCTATAAAAGTTGAGAACCAACCATTACCACTTTTATCTATGAGTATTCAAGATATTTATATGCATTATAATATTCCTGAGGAAACAGGAAAAAATAAAATTTTAACAACCATTTTTATTAAAAATACCATGACTCGATTTAAAAAACAATTAGAAAAAACACAAGAATTATGTAAAAAATATACTGATTTAATGATTGAAATGAGAACTGTAATTATTAAAAATGTTTTTAAAAATAAAGGTGATAGTATTGTTAATTGTCCAGTTGCCTTTTATTATATAATTAATAATATTCAAGGTCAACTAAATTTAACTAGTAATTCAATGGTAGATATTACTCCTTTGGAAGTATTTGAATTATTAGAACAAACCTTTTCAAATTTAGAAAAAATAACTTTTGCTCCTCCAACTTTGCTCTTTAAAACTTTATTTTATTATTATCTTTCTCCTAAAGAATTACTTTTAACCAAACGATTTAACAGAGCAGCAATCATTCTTTTATTGGACACAATTACTCTTGATTATAAAAGAGCCATTATTACCCCAGGTGAAATGGTAGGAATGATTGCAGGTCAAAGTATTGGCGAAGTCTCGACGCAAATGTCGAGCTTAGGATCTGAGAAAATGAAAATAATAAAAGTTAATAAAATAACTAAAATTTCAGAAATGATTTCAACGGAAATTGGTCCTTTTATTGATCATTTAATGGAAAAGATTCCAGAATATATATTTAATACTGGTCATAATGAAAATAGTACAGAAACCTTATTAGATGCTTTACCAGATGATTATTACATTATTGGAGTATCAGAAGATGAAAAAACTAGTTGGAATAAAATATCTCATGTTTCAAGACATCCAGTAAATGGACAAGTAATGAAAATTACAACAAGAAGTGGTAGAATTGTAGAAACAACAACTAGTCATTCTCATCTTATTAGATCAAAAGATTTACAAAAAGTTATACCAATTACAGGCGATGATATGAAAAAAGGAATGCGTATTCCAGTTGCAAAACATATAGATAATTTATTTGTTCAAGATACTATTAACATAGGAAATAAAAACTATAAATTAGATGCTTTATTTGGATGGTTTATTGGTGCTTACTTAGCAGAGGGAAATATAAATAATAACCAAATCTGTATCACAAATATTTCTGAACATTTTATTCAAAATACATGCAAATTTGCACTACTTTTTGGTAAAGAAGCAACCATAAATAAAAGGACATGTGAATATGGTCCTAGTACTTCTACTAAATTTAATTGTAAAGAATTAGCACAACTTCTTTTATCAGAATGTAATACTGGTTCTTTTATTAAAAAAGTACCTAATTTTGCTTTTACTGGTCCGAATGAATTCAAAGCAGCTTTAATTCAAGCTTATATGGATGGAGATGGAAATTTCCAAAACGACAATAATCATCATCAAATTCGTGTTTGTAGTAGAAGTAAACAATTAATAAAAGATATAACTTTATTATTAAATTATTTTGATATATTTGGATCTATTCAAGAAAATAAAGTAAGAGGATCTAACCTCTATAATTTATCCATTTCACCAAAATATGCTATTCAGTATAAAGATAAAATTGGTTCTTTACTAAATGAATCAATTCTTAATGAAATGATTTGTTATTTAGAAAGAGATAATTTGAAAATAGTTCCTGATCTAACAGATAAAATTAATGGACTAGAGGATATTGTTGCTTATTGTGGTAAAACACTAGCATTACCAGGCCAAAGTCGTATTTATGGTCATTATAAACATAAAAACATAGAAAGTATTGGAAGAAGAACATTGGAAAAATACGTGAAAGTATTTGAATCTCATAAAGATTCTTATAAAATAGAAAATGAATTGAACATTTTGAGGCAAGCAATAAATTCTAATGTAATTTGGGATGAAATTATTGATATTGAAATTTGGACACCAGAAGATCAAACTATGTTTGTCTACGATTTTACTGTTCCAGGTAATCAAACTTTTATGACTGATTATGGTGTAATTGTTCACAATACGTTAAATACTTTTCATTTCGCTGGAGTATCCTCTAAATCAAATGTAACTCGTGGTGTTCCAAGAATAGAAGAAATATTATCTTTATCAGATAAACCAAAAAATCCTTCTTTAACTGTGTTTTTAAAAGAAGAAGATGAAATTAGCAAAGAAAAAGCAAATTCTATTATGTATATGTTGGAATATACTAAACTAGAAGAAATAGTTAAATCAGTTGAAATTTGTTTTGATCCAGATGATTTAAATACTTTAATTGATGAAGATAGATCTACTCTTGAACAATTTCGTGCTTTTGAAAATATGGTTGCTGAATGCGCAGATACTAGTTTATCAACAGAAAATGAAAAATCCAAATGGATTATTCGATTCACAATGGATCCAGAAATTATGTTGAAAAAAAATATAACAATGGATGATGTTAATTTTACTTTAAATAATTCATATGATAATCAAATTAATTGTATTTATTCTGATTATAATTCTGATAAATTAATTTTTAGAATAAGAATGAATGAAGTTATGAAAAATAATGGTAGAGGTGCAGCTAAAAAAATCAAAGTTAATCCATTAGATCAATCTGATCAAATATACTTGTTGAAAAATTTCCAAGATCAACTTTTAGAAAATATTGTTTTAAGAGGAGTTAAAGGAATCAATAAAGTAATTTTAAGAACAATTCGTGATAATGTGGTAGAAAACAATGGTATTTTTAAGAAACAAGATATTTGGGTTTTAGATACTATTGGAACTAATTTATTAGATGTTTTATCTCTTAATTATATAGATAATAAAAGAACATTTAGTAATGATATAGTTGAAGTATTTAATGTTTTAGGAATAGAAGCAGCAAGACAAGCAATATATAATGAAATTGTAGATGTTATTGAATTTGATGGAGTTTATATTAATTATCATAATTTTAGTGTTTTATGTGATCGTATGACTTATTCAAGTAAAATGATTTCTATATTTAGACATGGTATTAATAATGATAATATTGGTCCAATAGCCAAAGCATCCTTCGAAGAAACACCAGAAATGTTTTTAAAAGCAGCAAGACATGCCGAATTAGATAATTTAAGAGGAGTATCTGCAAATGTTATGTGTGGTCAAGAAGGATTTTTCGGAACAAGTGCTTTTCAAGTAGTATTAGATTTAGAAGAAATGCAAAAACTGGAAGCAACAAGTGAATATATACCAGTGGAAGAAGAATCTGAAATAGAAAAATTCTTTGGACAAGTAGATAATCCACAAGATATATGCTCGTTATCTAATTTATCTATTCAAAATAATGTTATTAGTATTAAAAATTCAGATATGGGTTCACTAGCAAATGATTATAATCTTGGGTTTTAATAGATTTATTTAAAAAGTAGATTGAAATAATAGATACAAAATATTTAAAATAATATTAATTAATAAAAAATATTAAAAATTTTTTTTTGTTAATTATATTGATATCTGAATCATTTTTGTTTAAAAATGGAAAAAGATATATATGTTGAATTAATAAAAAAACATTTGGATAAAGTTAAAATTAAAGATAATGACTATTTAAATTCAATTTATTATATTCAACTTTCTCTCTTTTTTGAAATTTTTATCAATAAAAAATATTCAATAAAAGAAAAATTTATTTTCTTAAACAATTCTTTAAATAATATATTTCTAACAAATGATTGTAAAAATAAAATATTTACCTTATTTTATCAAATACAAAAAACATATTTTGCATTATTACGTTTTAAATTTATAATTCTTTTTAAAAAATCAAAATTAATTGTTGAAAATGATTTATCATTAAATCCTATTATTGAAAATGAAAAGTTTATTATAACCATTTTACAAGAAAAAAAAAAATATTTATTTCATATTCGAGAAATATTAAAAATTATAAATTCTTCTATTGGACATTCGGAATATTTTTTTTCAACAGCAATTCCAGTAAAAAATCCTTATAATAATTCAATTTTTACAAAATCAAATTTATACAATATATATTTTTTCATGAAATTTAATAATCATTATTTTTCGGAATTATTTCATTCCTTTTTTTTATGTAATTTTGATTTATCCGATTTTATTAATAAAAATCAATATTTATTAAGAAATTTAGCTATACATGATTATTATAAAAATAGTTCAGAATTTGATTTATTAATTGATATTGAAGAAATGTTGGAAGATTTTAATTATGAAAATCGATTATATGAAATTAATGTAGATAAAGATTTTCCAGGTAAAAAATTACTTGAAATAATGAAACCATATTTAAATCTTTATTTATATAGTAAATATTCTTACCTTGGAAGTGAAAAAATTTATTCTAAAAGACAATTGCAACAAAAATTAAAAGATTTCTTTTCTTACAATCCTTTTTTTGGAAGAAAAATAATAAAAAAAATATATTTTTTAAAAAAAGAAGAAAATGAAAATGATATTTTATTTATAGAAGATCATATATCCTTTTATAAAAATAATAGAATCTCCAATTGCTTTTTGGAATCACATTATTCAATAATAAATCATTAATAAATTTGTTGTGTTTAACTACTTTTTTATTTTTTATTATTATATTATATATTCTTAATGTTGGATTTACCTATTATTTTTTTAAATGATTTTTCTAATTTGACTTCAAATGATAAAGTTCAAATTGAAATAATAAATACGACACATAAATTTTCGCCAGATGCTTTGGAAAGTGGAACCGATATTCAGAATCAACCAAATTTTGGTAGTAATATATATATAAATGGAACATTAAAAACTTCTATTTCTTTTGGTCTTCCTTTGATACAATTTAAAAAAGGAACTAGACCAGCAATTAACTATATTAATAATACCTTATTTACAACAAATATTCATTATCATGGTTTAGATGATACAGGAAATATAGATGGAGCATCAACTTTTGATATTTTTGGTATTAATACATCTCTTGGAACAAATGTTAATTTTCAATTTCCTACTATAAAAAATAATTCTTGTATATTATGGTATCATTCCCATCCAATCTTTAGATCATTAGAATTAGCATATTCTGGATTAATAGGATCATTATTAATTACAGATTCAATTTCTCAACCAATTTATGATGATTTTATTTATGGTGATAATTATTTTATAATTATTAGTCTTGATAAAGATTTTGATAGTAGTGGACGTAGTATTATTAATAATTTGACTGTTCCAATAAATAGATCAGCTTTTACAATCATAAATGGAAAATCATGTATACAATGGTATACCAATCCAAATTCTATAGATGTACCATATTCCAATATTTTGAAACAAACTATAAATTCAAATCTAGTTAAATTTGATTTTATTAATCCAAATTGTAATTGGCGTGTTTTATATTTAGGTGTTTGTGATGAAACAAAAACAAATATATTACCATTTTATGTTATTCAAAGTGATCAAGGTTTTAGTCAACCCGTTGAAACTAAAATTCAAGTAATACCAATTGGGGGACGTATTTCCATTTTAGTTGATTTATCAGAAATTGAAAATGTTTATTTGTTTTTTTATGATTTTGATTTAACTGAAGTTGTAGAATATAATTTAAATAATAAGGATGAACCATTTATTTGTCCTGATTATAGAGATAGCTCTTCAAATACAGTATATCCAACACCAATTCCAGATCCTAATAATGAAAATCAACAAGAAATTACTACTTATTTAAATTACCCAAAAGTAAAAATAATTAAACAAATTAATACTTTTCTTACTTACGGCTATTGTCCACAACCTAAAAAAAACTTTTTAATACGTCCATTTTTATTTATCGATAAAAGTTCCATAATTAAGGAAATTTCATTGGATTCAGTTATAAATAATATTAATAATATAGTTTTTAAAAACGGTATTCCGCCTTTAAATGATAATAATTATCTTGATAGTTTAAATCCATCCTATTTTTATAATATTCCAAATGTTAATGCAAATACACCATCTCGAAATATAGTAATGTGGAATGAATCGGATATAAATTACCTTTATGGATCTTCAGGAAATAAATTTATTGTAAATAAGGAAGGGAGTAATATATATGGAATAACAGAATTTTGTTCTCAAGCAAGAAGAACTTATGCTGATTTATGGAATTCTTCAGAACTTGATTTGGATTATGCATTATTAAAATATAGTCAATCCCCAAATAATTATAAACCTAAAATAATTCCAACCTCAAATTTTAGAATTACAAAAACTCAAGATCAATTTATAAATATAGCTGGTATTTCAAATGATAACTTTACAATTCAATTTTTCCAAAATGAAATTAGTTATAATAATTATACAATAAATCCTTTAATAAGTATCACAATTCAATTACCAATAATTCCAAATCGTCTTAATTTAAATATTAAGGAATGGATTAATCTCTTAAATAATTCACTTAAAAAATCAATTTTTAAATATAATGGAAAAACATATAATGTTTCCAATTTTTTATATTTTGATTGGTCTTTTTTTCCTTATGCAATTAAATATATGAATGGATCAATAAAGTACATTAAATCTGCAATCATTAAAACAATTAATAAATCAAATTTTTATATAAGAATTACTAGTCGTTGGGCATTTTTACAACTCATTGGAAAATGTATGACTGGAAATGCTAATTTAACACCTCCTGCACCATTATCGGGACCATGTTGTGCAATAGATAGTCCATGTGATGAATATTTTCTTTATGGAGTTTATGATAATTATATTCAAGAAATATACCCTTATTATGCAACAGATTCCTCTTCAAATCAAATTGGAATTTTATGTCCAAGACGCAATGCTGAATTAATTATTAATCCAAAACAAACTTATATTGGTCTTTATGATGGTTATTTTAATGATAATTTAGATTCCTTTTCAGTAAATTTCACATCAACCGAAATTTGGACTTATTTAAATGCTGATAATCAAGATTCACATCCACTACATTTTCATCAATCATCTGCGTACGCCTATAAAGATTTAAGTTTTGTTAATAGTTTACCAAATACGCCTGGTTCTAATAAAACGAAAGGATTAACAAACACGTTTAGTAGAGATATTTATCAAATAGGGCCTCAAGAATCATTATCATTTGCTATAAAATGGAACGCCTATTCAAGTGAAGATACAACAAATACACCTTTTATTCCAAATATAGGAGGTGTAATTCATTGTCATTATTTAGCCCATTCAGATTTAAGTTCAATGATGATTTCTTATGCAATAAAACCATTAAGTAATTTAATTTCCAATATATGTTTTCCTGCAAATACACCTATTAAAACAGATCAAGGAGAAATACCAATTGAATTTATAGATACTAATTTTCATACGATTTGTAATAAAAAAATAGTAGAAATTACGAAAACAATTTCACTAGAAGATTTTTTAGTTTGTTTTGAAAAAAATTCATTAGGTCAAGGATATCCAACTAAAAAAACAATTTTAAGTAGTAAACATAAAATATTAATAAATGGTGAATGGTTAGAAGCGGAATATTTTATTGAAAAATACAAATTTGTAAATAAAATAAAATATAATGGTGAAAAACTTTACAATGTTTTAATGGAAAATTATGATAAAATGCTTGTTAATAATTTAGTATGTGAAACATTACATCCCGAAAATTATTTAGCGAAATTACATGTAGCTTTTAAAAATAAAGATACCAATGAATTAGAAAATTTAATCAATAAACACAATTCTTGTTTGTTAAATCAGATTTCAAAAAATCCAGATCCCCCAATTAATAATTTAAAAATTTTAAATTTTACATAGAAATATAAATAAATTTGAAAATTACAAATTAATTTATATGATTGATCAATTGAAATAATATTATAATAGATCTTATTTTTTTATTCTTGGTTTTTTTCCTTGAAAAAAGAATAAAAATAATTTGAAAAAGCATAAAATAAAAATAATAAAAACAATAATTAGGAAAAATGGTCCAAATTTAGCTAATAAATAAAGAATAGTAAATCCGGGTTCAACTTGTTTATCTAAATTTAATATTTTAATAAATAAATTTTTTAATGATGCAATTATGAAACTATCCTTTTCTCCCCAGGTTAATTTATTTTCAGTATCAGGATATGTTTGATAACATAAAGGTTTATGAAATAAATATTTAGTTTTAATTCCTTGTTCCACTATTACATCCCAATGTTTTAAATTCAAGTCTAGAGTTTTAAATCTGGCTTGTTTTGAATAAATAATTGCATGCATAGATAATGATTTATAGGATTTGTAATGTTTAAAATCATTTGTACAAGGAAAAATAATAATAGGGTTACAACCTAAATAATAAATAAATTCTTTACCCATTTGTTTATTAATAAAATTATTAATACATTCCACATTTTCACTTCTTTTTATTTCAGGATTAAAAATAAAATCATCTTCCAAAATAAGAATATTATTATAATTATTTTTATTTGCATGGTCAAAACATTGTAAAAAGGCATCAGTTAAATCCTGATAAGAAACTTGTTCAATTAATTTTTTATTACAATTTTTAAAACCATTATTAAAAACAATGTATATAGTTTTAGTAGGAGCAAAGTTTTCTAGTTGACTATAAATATGTTCTAATCTACCATTATCTTTTAGATGAATTATATATGTAGCATCAACACTTTTTTCTAATATTCCATCTTTATTCTTTATTTTTTCAAAGTGATAACATTTTTTATTAAATTCTATATCCATAATACTATTTTATATTTTAATTTTTAAAATCCCAATCTTTTTTTATTAGAATAACAAATAGTAATAATCAATATTATATTTAAAACTAATATTAATTTAATAATATAGGGTCGTAAAAATTTTAACAAACTATTCGACTTTATATTTAAAAATAATGTATTCTTTTTGATTAAACAATTATAGAATAACTTCATTAGAACATATCCAATTGTAATAGAAAAAGACATGATTTTACTTCTTATGGATGAAATATAGATTGAGAATAATAATATTATATCTAACAAATTATCTCCGACTATATAAAGTAAACTTTCTGTTTTGATAAGAGCTTCATAATCAATTTTTTGTGTATATTTATAATAATAATATGTTATAGGACAACCATCATATACACACCATAAAATAAAAATAATAATAGTATAAATAATATAAGAAAAATCAAATAAAAATATAGCTGGAAATAAAAATGCATAGAAAGCTGTGAAAACACCAATTGATATATGAACAAATGCTAATAATTTATCCAACATAAATTATTAAACAAACAATTGTATAATATAATTATATATTTAAATTTTTTATGAACTTAAATTATATATTTTTTTCCAATTCTTATTAATAATATAAATGAATATTAATAAATTAATAGTAAAAATAATTTTATTAAAATAGGGAAATAAATATTTATCAACATTATTTTTTTTGTATATTAAAAGGAATTCATTCAAATTATTTCCAGTAATTACATATACTATTTCTTTAAAATCATATCCAACAGCTTTATTATAAAATACATATAGATATCTAATTAATATTAATAAAATAACGATAAATTTACTTGTAATATTACTTCTTGTCGCTGCTAAATAAATAGAAATAATAATAGTAATAGTTGATAATGTAAAACAAAATTTTCCAAACCAACTTTTTCCATCATAAATTTCGTCCAAATCACTAGAATCAGTTTTTTTTTTAATTTTATTTAATTTATTGTAATAATATGTAATTATACATTCATTATTAAATAATATCCAGGAAAATAATAAAAATACAATATACAAAATATACAACAAATCAAACAAAAATTTTTTGGGAATTATAAATGCATAAAAAGAAGTAAATAATCCCAATAAAATATGTAAAATAGCAATAAATTTATTCCACATATATTAACTCTATTTATTATTTTTTACTTTTTTTAAAAATTTTATTTGAAAAACTATTTTTTATAAAATAAAAATATCCTA